GTGCACGCCTGCCGATTTAGACGCGGCCTTACGTGGCGAGGGCATTGAGTTTAAGCCGCTGACGAAATGGCAACAAGCCGAGGCTGACGCGAGCCGACTACGCCGTAACGAGGACAAACAAGCGATGAAGTATGGACGCGCTGAGCTAGAGCGGCGTGATGGGGACGCTGTGACAAGCGGGATCTGATATCATGCCACCAAACAAGAAGACCTACCGAGTAATTCTACGCAGCCATGCCTACCGAGTAATTCTACGCAGCCCTGCCGACGTGGCACGAGCGCACGCGATCATTGACAACGCACAGGTGAGCGCCGAGACGCTTTACGAGGTCACGGTCAAGCCGTATGAGCTGACACGCTCGCAGGCGCAAAACCGCCTATACCGCAAATGGCTGTCGATCATCTGCGAGGAGACGGGGCAAGACACTGAGAGCCTACACATCGTCTTCAAGGAGCGGTTTCTAGTGCCGTTGCTCTGCGCCGCAGATGATACGTTTGCTGACCGCGTGCAGGCGGTCAAACAGCTACGGCGGGACGGGGCGCACGAGATGGCGGACTTTGCCAAAGGCATCATACTGGACTACGCCAGCACGACCTCACTGAAGGTGCGCGAAATGACAACATACCTTGACAATGTGTCGGTATTTGCGGCTGAATTAGGCATCACGCTTTTACCACCAGAATAATAACCATCAACCAATACACACAATGATAAACGAAAACACGAAACTAGAACATGGCGGCAAAGTCAAAATATCGGGATTATGGCACGGCGTTTTTTGCAGCGGCACCACAGCACCTGAAATTATAATCGGATCAGCGTATGTAAACGCAGGCCACTTAAAGGGAGTGATCGAGGCTTACGAGCCGCCCGAACCAAAACCTTACGACTGGTCGACAGGCTGCGCAACGTTTGGCGACGACATCAACGCCGCACTGACAGCACGGCACGGCGACCCGACGATACGCACGTATGCGGGCGAGGATGCGGCGCAGTATGGGCTGACGGAGGATTCGCGCGTATTGCTCTGGGTCGATGAGCGCTGGATAAATTTCCCTTTTGAAGCTATTAGTCAAGGCGATCAATGGCGCAAGCAGCCCGCAGCACCAGAGGGAGCCACTGTATGAGCAAACTGAAATACAGAGCCTGCCAGCGCGTGAGATTCACCGCCGCCGATACACTACGCGAGGGAGTGATCGACTTCGCACTTAGCTCGCCCGCAGACGACCCATTTGCTGACACCCTCTACGACATCCAGGACGATCAAGGGCACATGTTCTATGACATCCCAGAGGTGCAGGTGCATGGGCTGGCCGTAGCAAGGGACATATACCAGCGCAAAAGGGGGGGGGCATGAGCCGACTCAATCCAGCACACAGTCAACGCGTTACGTTGCCCCCGCACATTATGAGCTTGACGGATTCTGAGCGGCGTTATAATCCGAAGCGTAGCAAGGATGAGCAGAGCCTCGGTGCCGAGCAGCGATGCCGGGCGCACAGTGTCACGCAGGATGCCGGGCAGCAGTCACGCTGCGGTAGGTATAGGGTGACACCGTGCAGGCGCGTGGTGCGGCGTGTGAGTGAGCGGTGGATAGCGTGGGACAGGGGCACATGCAGTGCGGGGCGGGGTTTGGAACAGGGGTTGACATTCTCCGCTAAGAGTCGGATAAGTAAGCCATGAAAAAACAAATTACATGGGAGTGGCTGGAAGAGCGGTTACAATTGATCAATGCCCGCGCACTTGAAAAGTGGTGTAATATGTATCGCGGCAAGCTCAACGATGTGAAACGCGGCAAGGTTAAGCTGACAAGCGCAGAGCTAGACACACTTACGGAAGCTATGGGGGAATTCAAGGTATGACACCGCAAGAGATGACAAACGCTCTTTGCTTCGTCGGTAAGCCAAGAGGCATGGCTAAGAACCGAGGGCTGCATACTTGGGACGTGTTAAAGTATCAAGGCAAATTGAAGCATGGTAAGGAGGGCAGCCAGTATAAGGGTAGCACCTTCGGGAAGCTTAGCATACCAATGGCGTTGATACAGTCTGCCAATGGTATGAGTAACAAGGAAATTGCGAAAGGGCAGGGAGTGGCTGAGTCAACAGTAAGTCAGTTCTTGAAACCCCTTGAGATGACCAGCTTCCGACCTTACGGCAAGGGAATGCGATTCCCGACGCTTGAGAAAGCTTACTTACTAATGGAAGAGCAGAGGCTTAGGGAAAAAGCAAAGGAGTCGAAATACGACGAACGGCGTCATTGGTCGAAACATACTTCAGTTGCGACACACCGAACATCTAAGAGATACCACAGTGACCCTGCCTTTCGTCTTCGCGCATGTATCTCGTCAGGACTTCGGAAGCTAATAGGAGGCAGAACTCATAGGCAGCGCAAACTAGAGAAGTTTTGCGGATGCTCGCTTGAGTATTTGAAAGCCCATATCGAATCACAATTCACCAAGGGCATGGGATGGCATAACTCTAGTGAGTGGCATATAGATCACATCATGCCCAAGTCTTTATACGACCATGCAGATGAAGAGCAAGTAAAGCAGGCATGGAACTGGCAGAACCTTCAGCCACTGTGGGCAGCTGATAACCTAACCAAGATGACTAAGATCACCAGACCACAGCAATATCTAGTGCTGGACATAGGTAATCGTCCCAAAAAGAAAATGGTTCCTCTAAAAGCTTAAAAAAAACGAGGATTTACGACCTTGCTGCAAAAAGAAAACTTTTCCAAAAATCAGCAACTTGTCATCCCATTAAAAATCCGCATACTAGGATCAACAGCATGAACAAAACTAATCCGAACCCATGAGCAAACCAGCCACATTGACAATGACAAACATCTGCGCCGGATGGGACGTCTCCCGCCCGACCGCAGCAATCCGATTGACCGGTGTGGACTTCGCGAAGAAGGGAAACTCCAAGCACTACAAATTGCGCGACGTGGTGAAAGCCTTTGCCGATCCATCCAAGGTTGCCCCGTCCGAAATGGGAACGACCGACCGCAAGAATCTATCGCAAGCTGAGATCCAAGAAGAGAAGCTCAAGCGCCTGCGCGGCGAATCAGTCAACGCCATCGAAGTCGAAGCCCTGTTCTGCGACATCTTCAAACGCCTCGCTGACGCCATCAAGGCGTGGGACTGGCTGCCGATCAAAGCCCGCCGCTCAATCTGCGATCAAATCCGCAGCGAAATTGAGCGGTGCGGAGGAGACGTTGCCAAGTGCAGATTCAAAGTTGCCAACCCGGAAACCTAATGCCCACCGCCTACCAGCCCCTAGCCCGCGCCGCTCTCCTCTGCATCATACCAGAGGTGCCGCATGTCCATCTCTGGGCGAGGGAGCACCGCATGATGACTTCGGAAGTCACGGCTAAGGCTGGCATGTATGACATCAGTCAGACGCCATACATGAAGGAGCCGGGCGAATCAATCGACGACCCCGAGGTCACGACCACGGTCTTGCAGCTGGCTTCGCGCCTTGGCAAGACGGAAAACTGTATTCTTAACCCGATAGGCCGGTCGATCCACCTTGACCCGCACAATATCCTCGTAGTTTACCCGACGAAAGACGCCGCTGGCAAGTTTGCGAAAGAGCAACTAATGACGACCTTCGCCGCTTCGCACGTATTCGACGGGATCGTCATGCCGACAGGCAAAGGATCAACGATGTATTCAAAGCGGTTCCTCGGCGGGCGCGTGTCCATGATTGGCGCAAACTCGCCCTCTGCTTTCCGGCAGATTCAAGCTCGATCCGTTTTTCTCGACGAGGTTGACGCTATGAACTTCTCGGAGGAAGGCGACCCGATCACACTAGCGTTTAAGCGAGCTGACAACTACGCGGACGCAACGCAAGTGGTGATGAGCACGCCTACAATCAAAGGGTTAAGCAACATCGAGAAATGGATGCTCAAGTCAGACTACCGCCAGTATTTTGTACAGTCCCCATTCACAGGCAACTGGCATGTGCTGGACTGGGCAAACCTCGTGTTTACGGACGCGAAGAAACGTCGCACACCAGAGGCCGCATACTATGCCGACCCCGAGACCGGCGACCCATGGACAAACGAGCAGCGCGTTGATTCGATCCAAGCGGGCGAATGGCGACCGACCCTACCGTTTACCGGCGTTCGCGGTTACCAAGCCAACGCAATGATAAGCCTTTTCCCGCACAAGAAGGGATACAAGTCTAAGTATCACCAGTGGGCGGGCGAGTTTCTGGAAGCTAAGGACGCCGGGGTTGAAGCGCTCAAGACGTGGACGAACACCTTTAAGGCTGAGACATGGGAAGACGTGCTCGGCGAGTCCGTGGACTGGCACCCCGTATACGAGCGCCGCGAGGACTACCCGACGGACATTCTGCCGGACGGCGTGCTCTGCATTACGTTCGCGGCCGACGTGCAAGAAGACCGCATCGAGTTTGAGTGGGTCGGCTGGCGTGACGGCTTTGAATCCTACGGGCTGCGCTACTCAACGATAGTCGGCGACACTAAGCGAGGGGAGGTATGGGAAAAGCTCAACCGTGAAATCCTGCGCACGTGGAAACACCCTGCGGGCGGCGAGCTACGCATGTCACGCGGGTTCATTGACGAAGGCCACAACACCGAGCAAGTGCGCATGTTCTGCCTCAAAATGCTCGCCAGCGGCTACGAGGTATATCCGTCCAAAGGACTCGGGCGTGCCGGTCAAAGCGAGCCTGAGCTTGTCGCGTTTAATGCGCAGAAACGTCAAAGCGGGGTCAAGGCTCCGACCTTTAACATCGGGGTCAACCGCGCTAAGCGCACGATCTACAGCCACCTAAACCTTGACCCACCGGGCGCACACACCATGCACTTTACTGACCAGCCCGAGGCCGGTTACGACGAGCACTACTTTGAGATGCTGACAAGCGAGCGCATCAAGACGCGCTACTACCTCGGCCAAGCTTACAAAGTATTTGAAAAGCCTAGCAGCTCTACACGAAACGAAGCGCTCGACATCCGCGCGTATGGCTACGCGGCCATCGTGTCGCTAAACCCGTCGTGGGATGGACTGCGCAAGATGATCGACAAGATGCTGCCAGCGGAGAAGGTGATGCACCTGAAGCCAGAGGCTGAGGCGACGGCGGGCGGCGACAAGTGGACGGTTAACCCACAGAAACCCACGGTAAAGCGCCCAGCGAAGACGGCGGGCAAGCGCGCGCGGGGCGGATTTATTAACAACTGGTAAAATAAACAAAAAACCTGCACACAGCTATTGACACCTGCACACATTACAGCAGAGTTATGGGCATGCACATTATGGATGAATTATTTAAAATCGAAGAAAGCAAATCGCCTCGGCTGAAATGGCTAGAGGCTAGTGGTATAACAACACACTACGCGCCACACATGGGCGAAGAAGGATATACGTGGTGCGCGTGGGGCAAAGCGAACGATACCGATGGCAATGGCATCCCCGACGATCCAGAAGCTTGCGGATACGGAAACTCAGAGGATGAGTCGATAGCTGACCTGTGCCAAAAAATAAAGAAGCCGCTTTGGAACGAAGTTTCTCTTTCTAACGAAAAAATGGATAATGGCGAATGAAACGCCCATACAGATCACACTTTGAGCAAGACGCCCTAGGCCGCTGGCGTCGAGTCCTCTGCTACGTGCAGCGGTCTGGCGTCCGAACCGCGTAACACACAAACCGAACCCACTACGAAAATGACCGAACCCGAGAAACAGTGCAGAAAGTGCCTAGCGTTTAAACCGCTGGGAGAGTTTAATAATGATAAAAGCAAGAAGGATGGAAAGAAGCCTGCCTGCAAATGCTGCACGAGAGAATACTCCCGCCAATACCGAGCCGAAAACCCTGAGAAAGCGAGAGAATCGCAGCGCCAATACCGAGCCGAAAACCCTGAGAAAGTAAAAGAAAGCAACCGCCAATACCGAGCCGAAAACCCTGAGGAAATCAAAGAAAAAAACAGCAAACGCTACGCCGCAAACCCTGAGAAATGGAGCGAAGCGCAGCGCAAACGCCGCGCCGTTACCCGCCACGCCCGCAACCAGTGCGCAGTAATCAACGCGCTCGATCCCAAGAAATGGGAACTGCTAGAGTCCAAGCTCAAAACATTGAACCCACTACGAAAATGACCGAACCCGAGAAACAGTGCAGCAAGTGCCTAGCGTTTAAGCCGCTGGGCGAGTTCAGCAATCACAAGACGAGTAAAGGCGGGAAGCGGGCGAACTGCAAATGCTGTGCGAGCGAAGCGCAGCGCAAACGCTACGCCGCAAACCCTGAGAAGCAGCGCGAAGACCGCCGCAAACGCCGCGCCGCAAACCCTGAGAAATACAAAGAATACGACAGCAAACGCCGCGCCGCAAACCCTGAGAAATACAACGAAGCTGCCCGCAAACGCCACGCCGCCAACCCTGAGAAGCGCAACCAATCCCGCCGCAAACGCCACGCCGCCAACCCTGAGAAACGGAGAGAATCCTCCCGCAAACGCTACGCCGCAAACCCTGAGGAAATCAAAGAAGACCGCCGCCAATACTACGCCGCCAACCCTGAGAAGCAGCGCGAATACCGCCGCAAACGCTACACCCGCGCTCGCCACGCCCGCAACCAGTGCGCAGTAATCAACGCGCTCGATCCCAAGAAATGGGAACTGCTAGAGGCTAAGCTCAAAACATTGAACCCACTACGAAAATGACCGAACCCGAGAAACAGTGCAGCAAGTGCCTAGCGTTTAAGCCGCTGGGCGAGTTCAGCAATCACAAGACGAGTAAAGGCGGGAAGCGGGCGAACTGCAAATGCTGTGCGAGCGAAGCGCAGCGCAAACGCCGCGCCGCAAACCTTGAGAAATACAGAGTTCGCGAACGCCAATACTGCGCCGCGAACTCTGAGAAAATCAACGAATGCCGCCGCCAACGCCGCGCCGCAAACCCTGAGAAAATCAACGAAGCCCAGCGCCAACGCTACGCCGCCAACCCTGAGAAAATCAACGAAGCCCGCCGCCAATACAGCGCCGCAAACCGTGAGAAAATCAACGAATACGCCCGCCAATACCGCGCCGCCAACCCTGAGAAAATCAACGAAGCCCAGCGCAAACACGACGCCGCCGAACGCCACGCCCGCAACCAGTGCGCAATAATCAACGCGCTCGATCCCAAGAAATGGGAACTTTTACGGTCCAAGCTCAAAGCTATGGACTCAACCAAAACCAAAGAAAAGGAATAACATGACTACGGAAATAACAAAAACAACGAAAACAGAAGCTCGTCTCAAAGAACTATCGCTACAAGAGTTGATCGAAGATTGCTCACTATGCGCGGCAAACATCGCAGACAGCACCGTCGAACTCGGCGGGCTACTCAGCGAAATAAGTCGCCGCTATGGGCACGACGGAATCAACATGACGTGCGAGACACTCGGGCTAGCTCGACCCCTTGCGAGCAAGCTCGTGGCCTGCTATCGCGGAGTAATGCACCCCGCAATCGCCATTGGCACCGTATCGCATTGCAGGCAGCTCGAAAAGCTCACGATGGAAGAGCAGACCGACATCATCGAGAAGGGCGTGCCATACCTCGAAAAGCTCGGCAAAACGCACGCTACCAAGCGCGTCCCGCTGGAAAAGCTCAGTCCAAAGCAGATCGCGCAAGTCTTCGCTGGCGACAAGATACGCTCTGAGGATGAGCAGTTCCAGTTTCTCAAAGAGCTGGCTGCCGAGCCAAAGAAGGAAAAGCCCGTGACAGGACACAAGCCGGACTACGAGGTAAAGAACGGTAAGCTCGTGGTCAACCGCCCGCACAATTTCACCCTGCGCGAGCTGCTCGCCCTCACGGCGCAACTGTAGTTGCTTTCTGGATACGCTCACAGCCCGCCCTAGCACGGCGGGCTTTTTTGTGTTCAAAGCGTAAGATTGACAATCCGCCTTGTATCCGTTTTATGGATACGCAATGGCAACCGCAACGACCGAACCGCTTGAGCTCACGGCAGGCTTTACATCTAACTGGGATAAAACCCTCAGTGACTACTTGCCGTCGCTCTACACGCTTGAATACACGCTCGCGCCGATAGCTGGCGGCGAAGTGCTGGGCATCACGGCGACAAGCACGCTGGACACTTTCAATCTTCGTCTGACGCCGACCATCACCAGCGGGTTGTCGGCAGGAACGTATCAGCTTATTGGATACGTCAAGGACATCGCAACAAGCGGCGAAACGACCACCGCACGCGTATCGACAACCCGCACCACTGTCCTCGCCGCTGTCGATTCGATAGTTGACCGCCGAACATTTGCTGAGGAAATCGTAGCGGACTTGCAAGCAACCTACGCAAAGCTCGCAAAGAACACGATCAGCAGCGCAACCGTGAACGGCCGCACCTACACGAAGAAAGACTTAATGGCTATCCGCGAAGAAATCGCATTCTTCCAGAATAAGGTGCGCTCCGAAATGGGAGGGGCAACCCGCCGCATCGCCGTAACCTTCCCACCAGTTAGCTAATGGAATTTCACATACCTTTTACCCGCAAAAAAAAGCCTACTGTTACGCGCCAGTTTAACGCCGCTCAGCATACGCGCCTTACTGCCGACTGGATATCGTCGCCTACGAGCGCAGACGCTGAGCTGAAGGGCAACATCGCCACTATCAGGGAGCGCGCCCGCGACCTAGAGCGCAACGAAACCTACGTAGAAAAGTTTTTGTTTGAGCTGGAAAACAACATCGTCGGAACAGGTATCAAACTCCGCAGCGAGCCGCGCAACCCTGACGGCAAGACCGACGCGCTCGCCAAGCAAGCTATTGAGTGGGCGTGGTATCAACAGGGACAACGCGAGAATTACACTGTCACCGGGCAGCAAACTGAGCAGAGCGCCGACCGTCTCGCGATCCGAAGCATCGCGCGGGATGGCGAAGTTCTCGTCCGCATTATTCGCGGCGCTCCAAACAAGTTCCGGTTTGCAGTTCAGCTGCTTGAGCCTGATCACCTTGACGCGACGTTCAGCGGTAAAGCGCCGAACGGAAATGAGATACGAATGGGCGTAGAGCTGAATGAGTGGAAAATGCCGATGGCATATTGGATAGACATCAACCACCCAGGCGACTACTACCAGACGATGCAGACAGGCGGGCAACGCCGCACACGCATTCCGGCTGACGAAATGCTGATGCCGTTTCGCAGCAACCGCGTAGAGCAAACGCGCGGCGTGTCATGGCTCGTAACGGCAATGAATCACCTCAAAATGCTCGGCGGATACGAAGAGGCCGAACTCGTGGCCGCCCGCACCGCCGCCGCTAAAATGGGCTTCTTCGTGAGCGACGGCACCGACTACGGGCAAACCGATCCAAGCAACCCGAACGCCGATTTCTCGATGGAAGCCGAGCCGGGTATGTTTGACCAGATACCGCAGGGGTTAAAATTTCAATCATGGGATCCGCAGCACCCGACCACCGCATTTGAGGGATTCCGTAAGGCGATGCTGCGCCGCGTTGCTTCCGGCTTAACCATGAGCTACAACACGCTCGCCAACGACCTTGAAGGGGTAAACTACAGCAGCCTGCGCGACGGCAAGATTACCGAGCGCGACGGCTACAAGGTAATACAGGACTGGATGATCGCCACTTACAAGCGCCCTATCTATCTAGCTTGGATTAGCTGGGCAATCGACACCGGACAGATCAAGATGAATCGCGGGATTGGCTCGCCGTTACCCGCCGCCAAGATGGAGAAATTCACGGAGCACTCGTTTATCCCTCGCCGCTGGCAGTGGGTTGACCCGCTCAAGGACATGAAGGCTATGGAGCTTGCGCGCAAAAACAATTGGACATCTGACAGCCAGATTGTGAGCGAGCAAGGTTATGATTTGACTGAACTTTACGACCAACAAGCAGAAGACGAAGAGTTACGGATTCAAAAGGGCATCGAGAAACCTATTGACAAATCACTAACAAGTATCCAGAAACTGGATACACCACCAGCAAGCCAATGAGTAAGATTAAACAAATCCCGCGTCACCTAAACCGCATCGCTCACGTCGAGCTGGAGCGCGGTTTAAACGTGGAGGCTCGCGAAGTCACGCTTTCGCTTTCGTCGGAAATGCCGATTCAAGACTTCCCTGGTGAGTTTACGATCCTCGACCACGGCACCGATGCCGTAATGCTTGAGCGCCTAAACACCGCGTCACCATTGCTTTTTAATCACGACCGAAACATGCACCTCGGCAAAGTCACGAGGGCATATATCGAAGATCGCAAACTTTACGTGATCGCCAGATTCGGCAACTCCGAACTGGCGCGCGAGAAATTTCAAGATGTGCAAGACGGGATACTTACGGAAGTCAGTGTCTCTGCAAAGATCCACGAAGTTAAGCTGGAAGAGTCCGAGTCGGACGGGG